TAATTACTCGCCCCAAATCGCTAGGGTCCTTTTTGTAAAGTGTGCTAATTTTTTCCATCTTTTTTTAATTTTATTTTTGTTCTCGTTTCAAAACTTGTGAAGCTACGGTGTACAACACTAATTGTATGCAATATGGCTTAGTTCCGTTCATTTATGAAACATTCTACCATATTGCCCAAAATATTTAAAAATCCCCCCTCTTTTGGCTTTTGCAAAGCCATTGGTTATAAATCTCAGTTGCTATTTGTGCTGTCATTACAGGGGGTACACTCATACCAATTAAGTAAACAGGTTTGTTAGTACAAAAATTATAATCCATTGGGTAACTTCCTGCCTTTTTACATTCATCATCAAATAAAGTTCTTTCAACTTCATAGTCATATGGCAAACCATTTGCTCTAATTGTTGGCACTACCTTATCAGGGTGTAATTTTATTTCATTAAAATAACTGCCTTTAGGGTGTACGCTACTAAAACTATTCCCAGCTTCACAAAGCAACCAATATTTTCTAATCATTGGAGAAAGTCCAATTGCATTTTCATTACCTTCTGTTTGTCTTATGTCTTTGTACTGTATTTCAGGTTCTTTAAAATCGATTGTAATTTCAGGGGCAACAGTAAATAAATCCATCTGTTTTAAAAACGGTCCCGCTAAATCTTTTCTAAATGCGATAAAAAATACACGTTCTCTCTTTTGTGGCACTCCCATTTTTGAACCATCAACTAAAAAGTGTTGCACATAATATCCAGCTAAATCAAATTCTCTATAAATACGTCTTACATATTCTTTTGCATCTCCCTGCAATAAACCTGCTACATTTTCAGCAACAACAACTTTAGGCTGTAATTCTTTTGCAAGGTCTATAAAGTCAAAAAATAAGTTATCCAAAACCTGTTCAGCTTGCCCTTCTCTAAACTTCTTTTCTTTGCCCCAGTCTTTTTCACGGTTTCCAGCCATCGAAAAACTGCTGCAAGGCGGTGAACCGTCCAAAATATCAAGGTTGTAAAGTTCTTCGGGTAAATCCTTTCTAAGTTTAAATGTTTGTATAGGCTCTAAATAACTGTATTTAGGTTTGTGATTTGTTCTGTATGCTTCCATCATTTTAGGATCAATTTCATTGCAACCTAATACGTCAAAGCCTGCAAGTTTATAACCCATAGTAGAACCACCACCACAAGCAAAACAACTAAAAACCGTTCCTTTATCTTTGGTAAAGGTTGCATCTTTTAAAGTCCACTCATACGGGAATCTATGTTTGGTTTTTTCAAAACCATTTTTGCCATCACACATTTTTAAATATTTTTACGTTCGTTCATTTAATAATCATTGTAGGTTATTGTCGCCATACAGACATACAACACGTGTTGTACACCATAGCCCGTAGCTCGTACAGGCGTAGGTGCAAACTTGGGGCAAAATAAAATTAAAGCCCTCGCACAATACCAAAGTCACTTTTCCTAATCTTACACATTCTGCCATCTTTTTTGTTATGGAATACTATCCCCTCCATTTCGGCAGTTTGCAGGTAAGTTTTTAAGCCCTCAAAAGTGCAATCAGTAATCAGTAATACTACGCTACCATGCTTAATCAGTTTATGTCCTGTTACTTTCTCTGGGTTGCCTTGCACTTTTTCCCCACAAAGCTCGTAAGTGCCATCTTCAAAAGTTCCTGCATCAAATGCTTCATAGTACCATTTATCCGCTGGGTTATCCCTATCGCACTCAACCCAATGTGGCCAGTGTCCGCTTTTTTCGTCAGCGGTTTGACAAGCTATTGCACCTTCTGGTATTTTAGCTTTTATTTGTTTCTCAGTAAAAGTAATTACCTTTCCACGCTTCCTCTTAAAAAGCTTAACATCGTAGCGTTTATATATCTTTCCATTTATTACAGCGGTTGCAGTCCCATCAAACTTTTGGGTTGCTACACCATCCCCTTCAATAACCCAGCTATTCTCTGGTGCTACCTCGTTAATTACTCGCCCCAAATCGCTAGGGTCCTTTTTGTAAAGTGTGCTAATTTTTTCCATCTTTTTTTAATTTTATTTTTGTTCTCGTTTCAAAACTTGTGAAGCTACGGTGTACAACACTAATT